ATTTTTTCCGCTGATTTAATCTTCATTTGTTTTTTCAAGAACCATGATATAAACACCATTCCACCAATGGTGTGGATTTTCAATGACACCGCTTAGAAGTTTACGTTCGAAGTAAACATCCAACTTGTTTTCTGATACAAACTGAATAGCACTTTCGACAACACCATCAAAGTTAGCATCATCAATAACTAGGATAAACTTGTCTGCCAAGAAAGGAAGTACATGATTTAGATTATTGAGTTGCTCAACATAATCATGGTTAGCATCATAGAAAATGACATTGGGTTTCTTACCTTCAAAATCTTCTTCTTTAAGATCCTTAATCGATGTGCCAATGAACGTGGTTTCTCCATTCTCATACTTATCAAAGTTAACTTTGAATTCTTCTAGAGGATTGCCACATTCTGTCCAGTACACATTTTTAGTCATTGGTTGACAGTTTGGTTCTGAAAAATTATCTACACCAAAACATGGAATTTTGTTATCCATGATAGCAGCAAAGAATGTACTGCCCATGTAAGTGCCTAGTTCTAGATAGACAGAATCATCATAAGAACAAAGATTATTAAGAAGGTGTCTTACTCTAGGAGAACTCAAACCTCGTGCAGAATATACCTCTGGTCTAAACTTAGATTTATTTTTCAGAGCATCATCAATCGCATCCATAGAACGCTGAGTATACTCTTCAATGTTATCTGTTTCTCCTTTTTTCTTGAGGGAAGAATCTACTACTGCTTCACAATAGTGGCAATCCCAACAATCAAACTTACATGTTTTGATCTTTTCTCTCCATAGATTGATAGGAGCATCTTTGACTTCCAGATCCTCCATGTAATCATCAAATTCTGGGAACAGAAGATCTTCTTTTCTTGCCCAACGTTCAATAATATCCATACTTTCTTTCAAACGCATGGAGTTTTCTCTGCCATGCATTTTGAAAACATCAATACCTAGATCAAGAAACTCTTCCCAATCTTCACGCCATGGTGGCAAGTTTGCGGATTTTAGAGCAGATGCACTATCTTCAATGTCCCACTTAGAACAAGAATTTGTACTAATAGGATCCATGAAGTATTGTGGTGCTTGATTTCCTCTGGTGTTATTGAAATGATAGTGTTCATCCATCATAGAGCAACCACCCCAACATCCTTCATTTGCAAGGATGGATAATTCTACGGGTTTACCAATCTCAGCACAGTATTCCTTTGCTCTCTTGATCTCCAAAAGTGCATTTCTATCTCGCATCAGATCTCTATCAAGGTTGATGTAGTGGAACCCTGCCTTAGCAAGAGACACAATTTCATTCGCCTTAGTTACGTTCCTAAGAATTGTGTTCTTGATTTTCAGTTCTGGGAATTCTTTTTGCAAGATACCAGTAGCAACCCAACTGGTGTGTGGGATTGTAGCAATCTTCACTCCCATTTCATAGACAGCACGGAAGTTGTGTACGAACAAATCCAGTGTCTCTAAGTCAGGGCGAACGTAAATGTTATTGAACGTTGCTGACAGAGGCAACTCTGCTTCTCTGGCGATTACAATTGCATTGTAGAGTAGTTGCCTGGTGTCTCCATTGAAAACGTCACCCATTGCATCTTGCTCAAATGGGGGCATTCTACAGGTAAAATACAGGTCTTTAACAAAACCTCTATATTTCATCAACCAAGGAATGACAACAGAATCTACAAAGATTTTATCAAGCTTGGGATTTATTGGGAGACTGAATACGGAGTTTTTCACTTGTGACATTTTTTACCTCAGGAAGTTTTAATGGTTCGTTTGATAGTTGTTCTCCTAGAAGAGTTGGAAGTGCGACATCATCATATGCTCCTTCCATAATTTTTCTCACTTCAGGAAGCATACGTTGCTGCATTTTTTCAATGCCTGCAGTCAATAGTGTAGCATGTTCCACAGCACCACGGATAGCAGAAATCTGATCTTCCTTGGGCATGTTAAGAATGGAATCTAGATTACCACTACCTAGTCTTCCAATAGCATGTACATCAACAGCAGCTTGTTTTGCCATTCTAGCAATCCAATACTGCCTGTCTTCATGTTCCTGGGTCAGTCGATAGTATTCCATATCGACACCTTCATCCATATGTTCACGAACGATGTCACAGAACTCAGAGATTTCTCTTTCTACTGTGACAAATTTTCTTTCGTAAACAGTGAGATCATAATTTTTTCTTTCCAGTTCAATTTCTAGTCTTTCGATCTCCAGGTCATCTGGATTTTCGAGAGACTTTTCAAGCTTCAGAGATCTTTCTAGTCTTTTCTTATCATTCAAGCACAGTTTGTATTTGTAATGAAGTTCGACATCAACTTGATGTCTTGTTTCCAATTCAAGCAACGCCTGTTGAACTTTTTTGTACGGCGTTACTTGGGATCCAACAACAAACGTGTTATTCTGATAGCGTGTTTGTCCTTGCTGCAAGTGAATAGCAGCTTGGATAATTTGATCGTTTGAAATATTATCTTTGGTTAGTGCTACTAGTTCACTAGAATCCGAAGGTTCCATACTTTACTTCATCCCCAATGCGGTTGTAATTAGAATCACAACGCCCCATTTTCTCTGCTTGAATGAATGGCATTCCAACGTTCAAGTAATCCTCATAGAGGATGTTCATATCCCACATGTTATCACAATGTTTGAATTGAGATTTAATAGCGTGATACTTACCGAGCAATGCGGCGTATTCCAATACATATTTATCATGGTTCTTGATGACCTTTTTCGCAAGAACCGTCTTATCAATACCTCTAGTTACTGCTAGAATATTGAGGAATGGTGTAGACGCATCGGGATTTTTTAGTAGTTCTTTTGCTTCGGGAACTTGATACGCCCAAGATTCTTGTTCTACATCATGGCAGTTTTTGAAGTTCTTGAAACGAAGTTCAAATTCTCTTTCGATGACTAGAATTGCCATCTTCTTCATGAAGATCAAAGCATTATCGATCTTCGATTGGGTCATGGGGTTTTTTACTTTTTGATACTTGATTTCCCCATCATCATCCATGTATCCTTCGTAGTCCTTTGAGTAAGACCTAATTTCACCTTGATAGTTGATACCATCATGTAGTTCTTTTGGAGTAAATTCGATATATCTTTTTAGTCCAGACTTAAGAGTATCGAATACATCTCTCTTCATTCTGACTACAGAAATGTTGAAGAAAGTAAAAACATTAATGAAAGTTGTTTCGTGCTGCTTCAATTCCATAGCACGAAGGTCTTCTTGACAAAGACCCATGAGGACATCGCCCTTTTGTACTTCTTTTCTATCTTTAATATATTTTTTAACTTCTAACTCAAGAGGATGTTGTGGTTTATACTCTGGAATAACCAGATCACCATCCGTAATCATTTGAGTTGGAATTTTTGTTGGGATACTTTCTTTCCATGCGAGATCCCAAGGCTTCTCGTCGATAAGAATTTTCTTTTTCATCACTGATATCTGGTAGAGGTTACAGTAAATGCGCCCGTGTGACAAGTACCAGAAGACTGTCCCTGGTGTCCTTTAGGTTCTGTTTTAAATCCACACATAACAAAACTATCGTTTGAATGGAAGATCTTAAATGTTCTGTTGTTCTGACGAGCGTTACCAGAACCACCAGAACCAGAATAGTTACCTACGCAATAACCCCAGTCCTGTCCCATTTCCATGTTTTCTTCACCAGAAGCAACATCAGTCTGATTAAAGTTAGAAATTCTACTTCCAGTATTATGGGTAAACTTCATCCACTGCTGAGTTACGTTGCCACCATTTCCGTGGTAACCAACGTTCCACTTAGTAGATAGCGATTTTTTCCAACCATCACCACCGATATTCGTTGTGGACCAGTTACCAGTAGATTCTGTAGCAAATTCAATGTATCTTGAGTTACTTGTGTCACCATAAGAATAACCTCTGTTTTCACCCTCAGTAGCAGATGCGTGGTTGTTACCATGACCTCCGCTAACTCTTGACATAATCTCAGACATAAAGTTTAGTCTGTTCCAAGACTGAGAACCTAGGTCACCACCACCAGTAACGTATCCTCTTTGTGTGGTCTGACCAGATACTGCACCAGGGTCATCGCACGATGCATAAAGGTCCCAGCTAGCACCAATGCTATCAGGTGTGGTAGAATAGTTATCGGTGTGGTTGTAGTCGGGAGATGAACCAGCAGTTCTGCCTGTTCCCGTGTGCAAGTTAATAGAAGAGGTGTGTGGGGAGTTACTACCCCAACTGTTGTTACCACCATAAACATAACCGTTGTAGTCACTAAAGTTACCATCAACGTATGTTGCTGCTCTGTCTAGTTGGTCACCACGACAAATAGTAACGTCTGTTGCGTGGAATGTTTGGTTGACAGTTCTCCATGGGTTAGCACCACGATATCCTCCACACAAGAAACCATGAGTGAAGATACTTCTGTATTTAAATTCGGAACCAATCGTAATGTTATAAGTGTTACCACCACTGTCAATCCATTGTCCTTGACCAGAGAATGGCAAATATCCACTGGAAGGAGTTGATGGGTTTTGTAGGTTAGTGTTAAAACTTGGTGCGTTATCTCCAGTAGTAGCACCACCAGCAGGCATATTTGAAGTGCCGCTAGGGTTACCACCTACAAATGCAGCAGTGGGTGATGCCCAGTATGCTGTTTGTCCATCAGAGAACAACTGTGATCCAGCAGTCTCTATTGATTGTTCTGGAAGCGAAGCGAATGGCTGACCATTTCTAAGCAGACTACCAGTGAAATTAATATCACCAGTAATATTGGCACCGACCTCAATGTCGATTGATCCAGCACCAGCTATATTGGTAATGTTATCTACCCTAATTTTGGACGCCATTCTGCTACCAGCTTTACACTATTAATTATTTAGACGGTCAACAACCTCTTTATACTCGGTCAACAACTCCAAATACTGATCTTCTGTCAGCGACGTTCCTTCTTTCAATCCTGCTGCAACGAACTCTTTGTCAATAATATGACTTTCGATACTTGCTTTTAAGATAACTTCGGATCTAAGATCTGTTCCTGCTTGTTTTGCGGTTTTAACAGCACTTGGTTGTTCGTAGTCAACAATAATTCTACCTTCATCAATAACTAATTGTTCTACATGAAGTACATTATATTCTTGAGCACCAACAGGAGCATATTCTAAAACTGGTGTAGTGATGATAGCATTATCATCGATCCATGCGTATAATTTCATTAGGCTACTCTCCTTACCCAAAAACGTTTGTTGTCACCGTTGAATGCGTGATATCCAACCCAATCCCAGTTTCTACTGTTATTAGTCCACCTGTTATAACCAATACAGAGAGATGAAGTATCACTACCAACATAGTACATGTATTTATTTGCAGGACCAGTGGTAAACCAAACTTTACCAGCGGGATCAGCACCAGATCCTCCAAAGAAGTGGTCAAAGTAAAAATGACTTAGAGTTTGGTCAGCTCTGTTAAAGTTTGCAGAACCATCTGTTGCTCTATAGTGTGCTCTAAATTCGCTACCATAGGTAGAACCATTTGGGTAGAGATACAAGTCAACGTTAGAAGAACCACCAGAAGACGTGTACCACATCTCATACACAGCATTAGGTACAAGTTGGGTTCTTATGTACATATCGTTGTTACTACTATAGTAGTAGTGAACATCATTAAAGTTCTCAAGTAGAAGTAGGGGTTCACTAGAACCAGGGTCACCACGTTCAATAATATTTTGACCACCGCCCTTGCCAATCTCTGCCCAGGCACCATTGTAGTAGAAGTCTACCCATCCTTCATCGTTAATACCTACAGTACCCTCCTGTGGATTTGAAGGTCTATTGGAACTAGTCCAATGATTGACTTTCAATCTTCCTGGTGTGGTATCTAGTGTATTGCCATTGTAGAGATGGATATCATCATCTGCAAGACCTCTCAGTTCTTGCACACGTAAAATACTCATTGTGATAAAAGTCTCTGTGTATGATATATTTAGATGATCACGAAGGTGCTGGAATTTCCGACCGTTACGGTTACCCCGTTAGCAATTTCTAGATCACCACACGCAAATGCGTTAGTGTTTGCTGGAACTGTGATACTCTCATTGAGAGAGTTTGGATTACTCTTGATAACACCGTAAGTATCCAACCACTGAGCAGCACCGTTAGCACGTAGTTTTCCAGTGACATTGATATCACCAGTGACTTCTAGTTCGTATTGTGGGTCAGCGCCATTGATACCGACCTTAGATAGTCTGTAAATGTCAGTGCCATTAGTTGCTTCAGTCCATCTAGAAGTTACGAACTCTGCGTTGTTCTGGAATAGTTGACCATTGAAGTTAACGTCACCCTGAACATTGAGTTGATAGTTTCTAGTGATGTTTGCACCATCAGTTGTATCAACACCAGAGAAAGCAGAAGTGTTGATTGCAACTCTATTGGTAGTACCCTTGATTGCAAGAGCTGGTGTTGCTTGATAAGTAGCAGCACCAGAACCGTCAGTTGCGTTGATCGCAAATACGTCATCTGCAATAACTTGGTTGGTGAGACGGAAGTTAGATAGATGACCACCAGCGTAAGATCCACCAGTTGCACCTTGTAGATATAGATAAGCTCCAGTGTTAGTGGTGCCTCTATTAACTGCCATGTACTCAGTGGCATGTACTTCGTCAGCATGGAGTTTATCCCATCTTACTGCTGAAGTTCCTAGTTCACCATAACCATCTTGCTTAGGAATTAACTGACCAGTTCCTTTAACGATCAGTACAGTGTTAGCAGTTGCTGCTGGAGCTTCTGCAACAAAGTAGAACGATGCTTGATCACTACCACTGATATCCTTCTTATACGCAATTCTACCGTCTGCGCTTTCAGCACGGAAGTCAAGAGCAGCAAATGTATTTGCACTGCTGTTGGTATTCTGAATTAGAGCACCAGCAGTCGTTCCTGCTACTATTCCAATTAGACCAGAAGAAACATCAGTTTCTGTTGAAGCATAACTTACATGCAGTGGGCGTTTTGCATTTGCCTGTGAAGTGCCAACACCAACTCGGTCATTAACATAGTCAACAGTAAATACGTTACCGTCAACGTTAAGGTTGCGAGCAAATGCAACTTCTCTTTGTACCGTTAGTGTACCCTCAACGTAGAGGTTAGAAGTTGGATCAGTTGGACCACCAGAGTTAAGGATGTTCAGCGTTCCAGTCATGCTGTCGCCAGCTTTCAGAACGTTGAGTGATGCAGCACCAATAACCTGACCAGGAACACCGTTGCCATCAGCAACTAGTGTAATATCATGTGCTTCAAAACTTCCAGTTGCATCACGCATAACAGCGTTTCTGATGCTTGGGTTTCCTTGTGCATCATAGATGGTTGCACCATTAGCAGAAGTGAATACTGAGTTTCCTTCATGCCATGCAGGACTGTTGTTAATAGTAAATGAATTATTACTGCCGACAAGAATGTTCAGAGAACCACTACCATCAGCAGCAGTACCACCAGAAGCAACAATTGCGGAGTTATAGTTAGGAGCAAATTGCTGAGAAGAACTGAAGTAGATACCAGGAGATGTTCCTGTGTTAGCAGCAATTCTTCTACCAAGTCTTAGGTTTGCTGTTCCAGAATCAACTTCAAGAGATGCAGCAGCATATGTGTTACTATCAGCAAGAGAATAATCAGTCCATGCAGCATACTTGGTAACTGCATTAGAAGACGCAAGACCTAGTTGATACGAACCAGCAAATCCACCAGTTAGTAGAACTGCGGTTAGAATTGTAAAGTTGTTAGATGGGTCTTGCGTATCTTGTTGTGGATCTCTGTTGGTAATGTACATTGTGCCCAATGCCTGAGCACCAGTAACATCGTAGATGTTGACCTGCTTACCACTATCAAAGATACCTCCATATTGAGAATCGTTTAGCAGAACACCATCAAATAGAATTTGATATGCTTTCTTACCAGATAGTAGAGAGTTACCAGATTGTGCTAGTGGTTCTTTAATTTCAATCTTAGTATCAAATGCCTTCTCTGACATGAAAGAAGGAAGTCTGCTATCAAAGAACTCACCTTCGTTAGTGTGAACAGCATTTCTATACCAATCAGCAGTCTTATTCTTAAGTCTATAAGCGTCTGGTCCTTCAGGTCTTCCTGAGGAAGCGTCGTTACCAGATGTCCAAACTTTATTCCAATCACCAAACTGCGATACACCAAAACCAGTACCACGAAGGTAAATATTGGCTCTTTCATCATTACCAGTATCTGGGAGTGCAAGTTGCTTAATACCACCATACTGGGAATCAAGGTCAATACCGCCAGGTCTGATGGTTAGAAGTGCGTGCTTACCAGCATTACCTGTGGTAGAGTTTTGCAGTCCTACTTCTGGCCATTCTTGATATAGGTTGGTGACGTTGTTGAACTTGTTCTCTACTGTCAAACCTGCGGTATACAGGTTAGGAGCAGAGTTCGTTACGTCAGCACTAGTATCGGATGTAACTATCTTCGCCTCCGTGGCAGTACCTTCAATATCAATTTTATATTCACCCGATAGTCTATCTTTGGCAAGAGTACCTGTGAGTATGTTGCTAGCATTTTGATAGAAAGCACCATCTCTTCCAGCAGATCCTAGGAATTCTGCAATCAGACCAGATCCAGCACCAGTCCTGAGAGTAACAGATCCATTTCCATCATTGCCAACAAAGAACTGAGATTTTCTAAGTCTTACAACACCAACGGTTCCGTATTCATCAATGGAACCTGTGGATCCTTCACCACCTGCTCTAGCAACGTCAATAGAAACGTTTGCAAATTGCTTAGCAACAGTAGATCTCTTTGCTACAAGCTGAAGGTTGCTACCACCGCCAATTTCTGGTGGATCCTGACTAATCGTAAAGTCTGTATCATACCCAGAACCAGGAGAAGTAACAGTTACTTTAGTAACTACACCATTATCAACTCTGATATTTGCCTTCAGACCTGTACCATTACCACCATCTAGACCAACGTCAAAGAATACGTTGTTACCACCAAGATCAGCAGCATATCCACTACCACCATTAAGAATGATAACCTGATCAATAAACTCAGATCTTTGCAGTGATGCGTCAAAAATTAGTGGAGAAGAACCTCTACTGAATTCCAGTAGAGTTCCTGCAGGAATAGCAGCAGTTAGTGGTTGATCAATTGTAATTGTTGTTGTCTGATCGTCCGTAGATACACTATCGATCGAGGTTCCTGCTTGTATACCATTACCAGTGGCAAGAGTGTGTCCAACCAACATGTCACCATTATCATCAAATACAAGTGTGGTTGCATTGATAGCAGCATTTGCTGCCAGAGCATAGAAGTATCTGGTCTCTGCACCCTTGATAGATTGTACTGTTTCTGCATAAGACTGGTCACCTCTTAGGAAGGTGAAGGAGTTTGCAGCGGTGTCATTGCTTGCCAATCTTGCGGTCGAAATGATACCAGAAACAATCTGATCAGCGGAGAAACTTGTGGATGCAAGAGATACCCAGTTGTTAATATCAGAAGCAGATGTGTTAACAACACGGTCAATTTCTACCTCAACTGGTACAGTATCACTACTGTTAATAGCATCAGTTTCAAGCATCTTGATGTTATTAACAATGTCGCCATATAGTCTGCTTTCAATGTTCGCATCTGCTTGTGCAGAAACACCATTTGCACCTAGACCACCAGAGAAGGTAACCGTAGGAGCGGTGGTGTATCCAACACCACCCTTATATCCATTGGAAGTAATGATGGTAACGGAAACAACCTGACCACCTGCAATTTGTGCAGTAGCTTGTGCTCCAACAGCACCTGCTTGTGGACTTCCACCAGAAATATTAACTGTTGGTGGAGTGATGTAACCAGAACCAGCGTCAGTAACAACAATCTGGTAGACAACACCTTGTCTATATTCAGTTGCTTGCAAACGACCACCAGATACATCACCGATGAATACGTCACCGAGTGTAAACTGGATAGTAGGATCAACACCAAATCCTAGGAATAGACTATCATTATCGTTGTTAAGAATAAACGAACCACTGATATCCTGTTGAATAGCAATGTCACCAGCAAGTGCTCCTTCTAGAGAAGTTCTTTCTGTTTGATCAGCAACAGTATAGACGTTGAATGGTCTGAGTGCTGGAATCTGGTCAATGTTAATCTTACCACTGTCGGTAAGTTCAACCAGTGCTCTAGGAACTGGGTTGGTAGAATATGGTTTGTTGAGGTATGGACCCAGGTTGTTGATAATAAAGTTTCTAACCGCTGCCTGAGTTGGTAGTTTAGAGTTACTTGCGTTAGCACCACCAAGACTATCGGATGCGTCGAAACCAGTAACAATAACGTCACCACCTCTCAGTTTGAGGAATTCAACTTCCGAAATTGTAACAGTACCCGTGAAAGTGATATTACCAGTTCTGTTCTCAATCTGAGCGAATGTACCAACCTTAAAGTCACCTAGTTCGTCAGTACCTGAGCAGTAAACACGACCATAGTTTTGTGATACCTGCTCAAATGCTTCGATCTTAGTACCACCGTTTTCTGGTAGTGCATTGTAAGTAGTACCAGAACCTGCAAATTCCCAAGTGTGAGAAGAAGAGTTAACAATAGATGGTCTGTGTAGACGTAGTTTTAGAGTTGTACCATATGTTGCCTGGTGGTAGTTAACTAGTGCTAGGTGATCAATTTCTTGACCAGTCAATTCATCAACATATCTTGCAGCTCCAGCACCAGATCCATCAGATAGAGTAACTTTTGCACCGAAGTTAGGACCTTCAGTTACAGAAACTGGATCGATAAAGTCGATGAAGTATTCAATATCTGGATCATATGTACGATATCCATCGAGTTTGACGATATAGTGCTCAAGTGGAGATCTACCAAGTTTAGAAACTGTAAATTCAGTTCTACCAGTAACAGATTCTGTTACAGTATCAACAGTTGCTCTGACGTAGTTCTCACCTTCTCCAAATCCTTGGTCAAATTCATATGCCTCGTCTCTATATCCTGATGCTCTTAGAGCGTAGACACCAAAGTTTGTAGCGGAGTTAGTGATAGATGCATAACCACCACTTTCAGCAAGAACGCCATCCTCGCAGAAGATAACGAAGACGGAAACCAACTGAGTGTAACCATCATTGATAACTTTATATCCAGTACCACCCTGTGAGACAATAGTGAATGCAGATGCAACCATGGACTTACCCTGGTTGGGGAATTCTGCAGTTCCATCAGCATTTAGACCAGCAAATGGACAGTTAGGTTGCTTGACCTTAGAACCGTCAATCAGAGCACCACTACCACCCAAGAAGGAGATAATAGAAGAGTTCTGAGTATATGGAGACGCTTCAATGATTGGGAAGTCATCAACAACCGATCTAATAGTTGCGATATTACCAGCAGCATCTTCAATATAGAATTCTGGTTTTTGTTCGATGCTGGATGTATCATATAGTATTCCATAAGTTCTGGAAGTAGATCCAGCGGCGACTGTCTCATCTAGAATATCTTCTAGAAGATCCATTGCAGTTGTAATCGAAGACGCTACGTTATCACACAAAGGTGTGGTGTTGTAGAGAAGAATGTTCCAATCTTCTTTCTGTGGAATTGGAGAAGTTGTAGTTACAGGATCGTAGATAACATATGTTTTATCTGTTAGAGCAGATACAAACGTATGTGCATCACCAGAGGCAGTTCCTGCATTTCCCACATTACATGTGATTTGGATTGGACCAGAACCACTAACATTAGTAATTGGATAACTATCACCCCAGTTAGAATCAAATCTATCAGGACTTGCGTGTTGACCACCTTGGCAAGAGAATGTGATTGCTCCTTCAGCAAATGCAATTCTGTCGCTGGTAGTTGGAATACCATTAGCAGGTGCAGCAATTGTGACAGTAACATCACCTGTTGCTGGATTGTATGTTGCAGTTGTGGGAGTTGCTGCTTCTACAGTTCCATCAGTCCAGTTGCGGATTGCTTGAATTACAAGATTTTTGGTCTGCTGGAAAGCATAGATGGTTTCATCTCTTTGTGCTTCTGGGATACCAGTTAGAGAAGTACCAGTGAAGTAGAATTCTGCAGCATTAACAATACCAGCGTTGCCACCAAGACATAGATCTCGGATCAATCCAGATAGGACATGGTTGATATCTCTACGGCACTTTCTCTCATTGATATCATCGAGACCAAGAGAAGGATACTGAGTTTTAGTATTGAGATATGCTTGATCAGCAATTAGATCTCTATTAGTAGCAATTAGATATGCTGCATCCAGATAAGTTCCAGATGTGTTATTTGTAATGACATCAACGAAGAGATATGCTAGAGTATCGATAGCAGATGCTACGTTTGCACAAGCAGGAGTTGCTGTATCATCGATAATAGTTGGGTCAATATATGGAGTGAGACTGGTATACTCAGCAGCATATAGTGGTTGTGTTGGAGATCCATCTCCAACTCTCCACTTTCTCATA